AAACATTATACTTTTTAATCTTACTTTTCATTCGTTTTCCTTAGAGTCTAGATGGACCATTTTTTAAGCTGCTTATTCCCCTACCACCCGCCCATTACTTAGTTAATAATTTGGACTTTGGTTACATCCGATAATGCCAAATTTTAATCTGCTTGTGGTAGTTTTTATTCTGCTCCTTTCCTGATTTTTGTTATGGTGCTGATAGCAATGCCTGCTTTCTTCAAGAAGTCAATTGCTTCGTCTGTAACCTTAGAGTGGCGCCAAGAAACTGCATTAACGGCTATCATTGCTTCTTTTAGGAGTTTAACATTGCCAGGTTTCTGCCACTCGATTGCCTGCATTCCTCCAAGTCTTTGTTTTAGGACTTTGTTAAGCACTGAGGATGGGGCATCATCTGTTTCAACCCTTCTGAGTGTGATTGCAAGCGGAAGCAAGCCAAATGTGTCTAGAAACATTTCTGTTCCTGCGCTGAATGCCATGTACAGTTTGAAGTCATCTGGTCTCACGCCTTTCACAATTGCCAAGGGGTTCTTAATTGACTCTTTAATTAGAGCCTTCTGGGTCTGGTCAGATTCCATGTAGACTTCGTATACATATCTAGCCAAGCATCCAGAGAGTCTGTTTAGGGTGAAGTCAGAGTCCTTTACGTCAAGCCTTTCAACAATTGCACCATAAGTATTGACAACAGTGAATTCCATGTCAAAAAGCTTAAGTGGGATCATTAGGGTTTGGCATGACTTCATTCTGTCCTTTATGACTTTCATTCTCTTAAAGAAAATGGCAGCCACTTTTATTCCGTCAGAACTCAAAGGTATCAAATCTCTCCTAAACATAGCATAAAGCTCTTCAGGATTGAATGTATTTGAGTTGATGACATCGTCCGTTTCAAATATAAAATTATCCATATTTGGTTCTTCAATGTTCTTTTTAATAATGATTTCGGAGTAC